CGCTAATTTTACAGAGATATATAACACCTTCGGTGACGGAACAAACCTCAGTGTCAGTGCAGGTAGTGGAGGTACGTGGACAAAGGCTGCAGAGTCAGGAATTGTAACCAGTAAGAACGTCGGCATCGGCACAACAAATCCCACAGCATCTCTATATGTATCGGGTAATGTTCAACTAACAGGTATTACAACTGGAACATTTGTTGGAGATGGATCAGGACTAACAGGTGTTACTGCCGTTGGTCAAGGTGTAGTCATAAAAGATAGTGGAACACTAATTGGTGTTGCACAAAGTATTAACTTAGATAGAAACCTAGATGTTGTAAGTGCCTTTGGGGGAAATGTAACAGTTTCTGCTGCAGATACAGTTGGATTTGCTTGGACTGCTGGGTTCTCAACATCATCCAACTATGCAATCAGTGCTGGTATTGCTACTGTTGCAACAACTGCTGGATTTGCAAACACAGCAACGTTAGCATACGATGCAAACTTCGCAACTCAGGCAGGAATCGTAACATATGCAGGAGCATCTGGTGTTGCAACCGAATCAGGGTTCACACAGTATGCCTTCCTTGCTGGAGTATCTACTTACTCTCCTACTGCTGGAGTATCAACACTAGCTGGATATGCAACCACTGCTGGAATTGCAACCAACGCACAGAACTTAACTGGAACTCCCTCTATTACTATTGACAATATCAATTCTGCAATTGGTATTGTAACCTTCCCTGGCCAAGGAAGTAAAATGCGTTTCGACTTTGATGCAACAGGTGACATGCCTACTGCAACATCGTGGAGAGGTATGTTTGCCTACTCTAACAACCCTGGCAGGGCATACATTTCATGTGGAACCACAATGGGTGGTTACAATGGTTGGAGACAGATACTTCACCAAGACATGTATGGTAACTACCAGACTGTTGGTGTTATAACTGCATCTAAGTTTGCTGGTGATGGTTCAGGATTAACTAACCTACCATCTACTGATAGTATTTGGAGACAAAATGCAACTGGTATCAACACACTAGGTAATGTTGGTATTGGTACTACCACGGCAGACTATAAACTAAAAGTTGTAGGTAACTTTGGTCTATCTGGTCGTTTAGATGGAACTGCAACAGATAACATACTACCTCACCTATGGTCTGCATACTCAGCACTACCTTCAGCATCATCTGTTCACGGACAGTTTGCTCATGTACATGATACAGAGAGTGCTTACTTCGCACATGCTGGTAGTTGGATCAAATTAGCAAGTCACAATCTTGACAGTACAGTTGGAACTGGAACAGAATACTATAGAGTTGGTGTTCTTACTGCGACTGCTCTATATGGAGATGGATCAAACCTAACCAACCTCAGTGTTGCTACTGGTTATGCAAACACTGCTGGTATCGCAACCGTAGCAGAAGGATTAACTGGTAATCCAAATGTAAGTGTCTCACAACTAACCGCTTCAAATATAACAAGTTCTGGAATCATTACTTCAACAGGATTTGTTGGAGATGGATCAGGACTAACAGGTATAACAGCATCAGGTTCAGGAGTAGTCATCAAAGATAGTGGTAGTACAGTTGGTACTGCTGGAACAATTGACTTCGGTACAAACCTATCTGTATCTGCTGCATCTGCTGGTGTAGTCACCGTTACTGCTGCCTCTGGTGTTGTTGATGGTATTAGTACAACAGGAACATCAACCTTCAATGATCTAGTTGCAACTCAACTGAATGTCTCTGGACTATCAACTCTTACTGGTAACATATCAGTAGGTGGTTCAATCTTCGTTCCTGATAATAAGAAATTATTCTTCGGAGCTGGAAACGACCTAACCATCTGGCATGATGGCAATAATTCTCACATCACAGACACAGGAACAGGCGCACTTGTACTTGACTGTGACTCTGGGTTACAGGTGAAGTGGGGTGGAGCAACCAAACTCGAAGCATCTTCTGGTGGACTTATAGTAACAGGTGTTGTTACTGCAACCAAGTTTATCGGTGATGGTTCTGGATTAAGTGGTGTTAGTGCTGCATCTGGCATCATCATCAAAGAAGAAGGAACCGTCGTTGGTTCTGGTGTAACGTTCATCAACTTCGTTGGTTCTGGTGTTACAGCAACTGCTTCTGGTGCTGGTGCAACCATTACAGTCACTGCCACAGGTGGTGGTGGAGGTGGTGTTTCAACCACTGGATTCGGAACATATACTGCATCACCTGGCTCACCAGTTGCAATAGACTCAATTCCAATGGCAAGTTACTCTGGTGGAGAGTACACATTTATGATTGGGTTGGGAACATACAGACAGTCACAAAAAGTACTTGTCATGCATGATGGAACCACAGCGTTCTCTCAAGAGTATGGCATTATGTACTCACCAGAACAACAGGTATCAATTTCTGCTGCAGTTGTAAGTACAAACGTAGTGGTAAGTGTAACTCCTGAATCTGGAATCTCTGGACTTTCCACATACCGATTCGTTAAAACCCTTATACAAAATATTTGATATGTTAAGCACTAAGTATAGACTAGAACTTACTGACATCTGTTGTCGTATGTTGACTACAGATGGAGTTGAAGTCACTCTAGATGAGAGAATCTGGATGAATAAATTATGTGAACACAATCTACATGCTAGAGAGTTGAGAGACTCTCTCATGTGTCCATATAAAGTAGGGTAACAATGATTACAACTGATACAGTAAAACTAGACCGTACAGGTCTTGCTACAGTACCTCCTGGCACTGGCAAGAAAGCATATTCTATTGGATGTTATCAGAAATCAGATTGGGAATTCATTCATACTGAACTAAAAAAGGATGGATCTTTAGAAGATAATATTCCTTCTGGAAGTATCACTGTCACTGATGAGAAACTTCATAGTGATACCAGAGGAACATACATGTTGACTGATGCAGAAGCAGAAGACTTAAAGAAACATGCTAAAGTTAAATTTGTCAACATAGATTACTCTGCATACCCTGGCACATTCCAACCAGACCCAGGCGAAATTCATGCAAGTCCTGTAAGAAATATACCGAGGTTCCAAAAGAGTGTATCAAACTACAGAGCATTTAATACTGCTCCATCTGATGCACAACCACCTACATCTCAGGCTGGTATAGGTTCAACCGATGTAAACAGAAGTGGATATCAACTATTAAGACACTTACAAAAAAATAATCCTTGGGATGCAACTACCAATGGACTATCTGGTTATGATCACCACATATTTGAACAAGACATTTATCAATTAGGAGATGGAACAGGTGTAGATGCAGTCGTTTCTGATGATGGATTCTGGATTGGACATCCAGAATTTGTAGAATGTGGTGCCACAAATCCACCTCTTTGGAAGACAGGCAACGCATTAACATGGAGTGGGATCTCAACTACAGCAGGTACTTGTGGTGTATTAGATGTACTCTTAGATGGGCCATATTATATTGATCCAGACTACTTCAATGCAGATCCAGCTGGAAGACTAACACAACGTTGGGATGGAACTACTGTTCCCACAGATTCGGCTGCAAGGAGTTGGTGGTCTGATTCTAATGCAAGGTCTGTTGGATTCTCTACTATAGGAACCGTAACAGGATTCAGTAACGCATATTCAAGATCAGTATGTTTAGGCGATAACAATAATAAGGCAACCAACGGTACTAATCATGGTACTCAATGTGCTGGACAAGTATTTGGTAAGAACTATGGTTCTGCTTATAATGCCAACAGATGGGTATTAAACTCTATCGGTGGTTCTAATTGTGGTATAAATGACAACGGACAATTCGATATCCTAAAAATATTCCACCTCTATAAACCAAACTATGACCATCGTTCAGAAGGTCAAAGAGGTAGACAAAATTCAGATAAGAACCCAACACTATCCAGTAATAGTTGGGGTTATAGAAGTACAAGTTTCACAAGTGGAACACATTACTGGTATAGACCAGCTGCAATTGATGGTAGTGTAACTGGTATTGGATATACAGCAGGATTCTATGCAGGGGCACACTTCTTTAGATACCTTGGTGGATATGGTGACAGTGGAAGAATGAAAGGAGAGATGGTAGATAACTCTACTAGTGAAAGTGGAAAAGAAATGTCAGATGTTGGTGTTATATTTGTATGTGCTGCTGGTAACAGTAACCAAACCCAATGTGCTCCCGATAGTCCAGAGTTTAATAATTACTGGGCCACTAATGATAGTGAAGCATTAAACTCTGCAACTCACTTAGAGTTTGGACTAACAATGTATAACACCTTCAATAGAAGAGGGTGGCCACAATCATTAGGGAAAACTACTTCTGGTTTATCTACGGCAGGTACAGAGTATTCAGCAATTAATATTGGTGCATTGGATGATCAAATATCATCAGGTGGTTATGTAAATAACACAGACTACAAAGAACGTATAGTTAACTATAGTGATAAAGGTACTGGGATAGATTGTTATGGTGCTGCAGATGATACTCTTACTGCAGACGGTGAAAATACAACACAAACCTTCGTACACCCAGAAACCTATAGTGGATTAGGTCTTACTCCATATGATAAAGACTTTGGCGGTACTAGTTCTGCATGTCCTACCTGTGCTGGATGGATAACAACTAAACTACAATACAATAGAGAATGGACTTGGAGAGATATAAAAAATTGGTTAAATAATCAATGTGGAATCCAAGACTATGAGAAATTCTATAAAGGCAATGATTGTGTAGGTGCAGACAATCCCGACTGGGATGACGTACACAGTCTTCAAGGTGGTGATGCCGTTGTCATATGGGATGCTCCCACTGGTTCTAATAAGGAACCATCAAGACCACAACTCAAGTTGTCCAATTCAGCTGGCGTCAAGATGAGTGGCTTCGTAATTAAATTTACCTAATAAATACTAAAAAGGGTCTCGGTTAATGGCAGAAAAATCTTTCGGTGTCAAGGATATTAATATGGTTGGAGCCACTGGCGATCCAACACTAGAAAGTCCTGGCAATTTAAAAATCACCGTTGGTACGGGAAAGACCTGCACTATTGAAGGAGGAGTCGTAACAACTAATAGAGTTGTTGGGGATGGTAGTGACCAAACATTTGCAATCAAGTATAAAGTAACTGCAAATGGTTCATCTGCATATAGATTTGCAGGGCCAGGACTAGTTAATACAACAGATAACCCACAACTCTTCCTGCAGAGGGGACAAACATACGTCTTTGATAATACAACTGGGTCTGCACACCCATTTGCCATTAGATATTCAAGTGGTGGTGTAGGATATGGATCAACATATATAAGTGGTTCTCAACAAGGCACACAAGTTTTCACAGTACCATTTGATGCACCATTATTTCTGGTATACCAGTGTACAATGCACTCTGGTATGGTTGGAACCCTCACAATAGTAGCTTGATATGTCACCTTTAGCATTTGGAATTGGTAAGTCTAGAGGGGCTGACTTTGACCCTGCCGTATTTGACTGTAATTACTTACAGTTCTATTGGTGGTGGACTGATGGAAAGGATTTAGATATAAGATGTGAATTTATTAAACCTACAGCACTTGCAGGTCAAACAGTAGGTGCAGAAAAGTTAGACAAGATAACAAACGGTAGTGGATCCATAACATATATGCAATGGGGTAAGGATAATACTACAGATACAGCTGGATACGAAGGCATATACATTGATGTTGCTGCATTAAAACAACTAGGTCTTCAAAATAATGAGATAGAATTAAAGTTCAGTGCAACTTGGTATGCAGAAGTA